GATCGAATCTAATTCCAGCCAGAATTTCAAAATCAGCTTTGCCGTTTAAGAGCGTGACACTAGGGACAGCCTCAAAGAACTTTCCACCCCGATTGCAAGGATTCAAGATGCCGAACCGATAGAGGCCGAAATTGTCGAATCTGAATAGATAACGAGACACAATCTCAGCGCAGGTTTTCACTATACCCGCAAAGGGTAGAATTTAGCTAAATTCCCCGAAATTGCACCCGATAGGGGTTTTTGCTTCAATCTGTCATATTTTGACAGGTTCGCGCATTTTCCCTTTCGGGAAAAATCCCTCCGAACCTTTCACGGAATCGCCTAGTTTTTCCCGATAGGTAAAACATCCCATTTGATGCCATTGCAGAGCATCAAAAGCCTCTGTTTGACTTCGCGCAATTTCCCGCCACTATCTCCCGCCCTATGTCCCGAAAAACTAAGACCGAACTGGAAATCCTTTCACACGCATACGAAAAGAACCCTACCCCCGAAAACTCCGCCCTATTTATCAAGACGCTACTGGATGCACTAAAGAGCCGCGAGGAAGCTATTGATGAACTCGAAAAGGGAATCCGCACGCTAGAGCTTTTTTTAGCTGAAAAAACCGATTGCGGTAGAAAAAAACCATGATAGAGGGAAAGTCTATGGAATATCAAACTCACCGCGAATTTGTCCGCAAACTTTGCAAGGCTGGATCAGTCATTGCCGAGGAACTAACTCCCGAAGATTGTCACCGCTTGCATATGGCCGTGGGAATCAGTGGCGAAGCTGGCGAACTTCTCGACGCAATCAAGAAGGCCACTATTTACCGAAAGCAACTAGACATTGCCAACATTGTCGAAGAGTGCGGAGACTTGCTTTTCTACATTTCGGGAATGCTCGACTCAATCGGTGTAGACATTGAAAGCGCGATTGCCGCGAATACATCAAAACTTTCGATCCGATACGGGAAAAGCTATTCTGATGCTGCCGCAATTCAACGAGCGGACAAAGATCACGGAAGCGAAGTCAAAACAGAGAAAGAACCCGACGATGATTTCAACGAGATCGTTCCTCGCGCTTGCAATATGGACGATGAAGAATGCGAATCATGCCAATGAGTGAAAAATCGCAAGAATATTGGGAAGGGTTTGCTGATGGTCAGCGCGACATTGAGAGTCAGTTAGACATCGAGGAGCATTCAATCGACCCGAACGATTTCATTAACTCGCTCGATTTGTTTGCGGGTTGGCTGATGGGACTGATTCAAAACAATGGAAGCGATGAGATAGACGATGAGGGCGCGCCAGTATACGCGAAGTATTCAGACGCTACCATTGCCGGAATCGCCGCAGCATTCACCTATGCTAGACTTTTGCGCGTGGTATCGGCTTGCATCTTTCGACTAAATCAAGGTGACTTTACCGAAGAGCATTTCCATCACGAATTGAATCATGCATTGCATATGCTGGAAACGAGCAGCAGTGAGGTGCTGGAATATGAAGACTGAAAAGCAAGTGACCGAACTTGCAGAGAAATATCACGCATTGATAGCGGGAGATCATCACAAAGACCGCGATTGCCATTGGCACATTGAAACCCGTTGGAGTTACGGCAAGCCGCCTGTTTTCATCGTGGAACATATGGGATATTTACACGAAACGGAGCGTGCTATTTTCGACAAATATGAAACGGCAATGGCTTTCCTCCGTGATGAGTTGAAAGACGCGATAGAAATAGAAGAGTTTCACAAGGCACAAATGGATGGCATTAGATTTCCAGATGATATTCCCGGCGAGCTGAGAGCGTTTGAACTATGAACTGGAACGAGTATGCGCTAGAGCTTGCGACGATTGCCGCGAAGAAGTCTAAAGACCCGTGGAAGCAGGTAGGAGCTTGTTTATTGCGCCATGACAATACAGTGGCAGGAATTGGCTACAATGGTTTCCCCGCTGGGATGCGCGAGGATTGGGTGGATCGAGACAAGCGAAGACTCTACATCGTCCACGCCGAGCAAAATGCTTTGCGTTATGTGAAGCCAGATGAATGTTCGACAATTGCCGTGACATTGCTTCCATGCAATGATTGCTTGCGTTCCATGGCATCGTATGGAATCAAGACTGTGATTTATTGTGATCTTTATGATCGAGACATCACTAGTATTTCACTAGCGCAAGACTTCGGAATAAAGTTAGTGAGGATGCAAGAGAAAAGATTTTCGTCATATTGGGATCATTCAACAAAGCCGTCGATGTTTGTCGTGAAAGAAAATGGAGTTGAGATTTATCGGGGAGGATATACAGAAGGGGAAAAGCTTTTAGGAAAATAAATATATGAGATTCCACATATTAGGACTTCCTCACACAGTCACATCGAAAGAGTTTAATGCTTGTGCATATACTCAGAAGGTTGTGAAGTTTGGCAAGATGATGGTGGAGCGAGGACATGAAGTGATTCACTACGGCCATGAGGATTCACAGCTTCAATGCTCCGAGCATGTCACAGTTCTGACGAACGATGACTTCCAGAAAAGCTATGGTTCGCATGATTGGAGGAAGACATTCTTTAAGTTCAACACGAATGATCATGCCTATCAGACCTTTTTCAAGAATGCGATTGAAGAGGTAGGAAAAAGAAAGTTGAAGCATGATTTTATTTTGCCTTTCTGGGGTTCAGGAGTTCGTCCTATCTGTGACGCGCATCCTGACATGATTTGCGTGGAGCCGGGGATTGGTTATGCAGGAGGGCATTGGGCTAGGTGGAAAGTCTGGGAGAGTTACGCGATTTATCATGCTTATTACGGCTTACAGGCTGTTGGAAATTGTCGGCAAGACTGGTATGATGTTGTCATTCCGAATTATTTCGATGTTGAAGATTTCGAGTTTAATCCTCACAAAGAAGACTATTTTCTGTATCTAGGCAGAGTTTACAGCGGAAAAGGTGTTGATGTAGCAATCCAAGCCACAGAGAGGGCAGGAGTTAAGCTAGTCATCGCTGGTCAGAAAGAAGAAGGCTACAAGCTGCCCGACCATGTGGAATATGTTGGATATGCCGATGTGCAGACTAGGAAGAAGCTAATGGCTAATGCAAAGGCTAGCTTTGTTCCTAGCCAGTATATCGAACCATTCGGAGGAGTTCAGGTCGAGAATTTACTTTGTGGAACGCCAACGATTACGACAGACTGGGGTAGCTTTACAGAAAACAACCTGCATGGAATCACAGGTTTTCGGTGTCGGACGATGGGTGACTTTGTGGATGCGATCAATAATATTGATGACATCAAGCCGATAGATTGCAGAAAGTGGGGCGAGAACTTCACGCTTGGGAAAGTTGCGCCGATGTATGAGAAATATTTCAGCGATGTTTTAGATGTCTACAGGGGCCAAGGCTGGTATGCTGATGGAAATGGATTGTATGCAGGAATGAAGAATTACCCATGAAAATAAATTTTTTAAAACATTGGTTTGAGATTTGGAGATTTATTGATGGCCATATATCATTTTTAAAATTATGAAAATAATTGATGTAGGTTGTGGGCCGGGGATTTATGTCCAAGCGTTGCGTGAGTTGGGTCACGATGTTATTGGCATTGATCCAGATAAGCGTTGTCCAGAAACAATCAAGTCGATGTTTGATGAGGACGGAAAGTATGACTTGGCTATCTGTCTGGAGGTAGCAGAACATATTGATCCGTATGAAGCGGATTATGTTGTAGAGAAGCTAACAGAGTTGGCTCCGACGATTATCTTCTCAGCAGCAGTGCCGGGGCAGGGTGGTCATGGGCATATTAATTGCCAACCAAAAGAGTATTGGGAGCATAAATTTGGTAAGTTAAACTTTGTCGTTGATAGGGAAGCTACGCAGAATTTCATTGACTTCATGCGTTCTGGATACCATATGGGATGGTTAGTAAATAATGTCCAGATATTTAAGTCATACGGAGATGTTTGCTACGATCAGATAATAAAAGAAGAAACGCCACAAGCTAAACGAGTTGCAGAATGGATAAATAAAAACATATGAAAGCTATACTTGAATTCAACCTACCAGAAGACCAAGACGACCATGCTTATGCTCTCCATGGATTGGATGCGTTGCTAGTCATTAACGACTTGGAAGAAGAGATTAGACGCAAGTTGCGATATGATACTGGCGAGTTTAAGGATTTTAATGTTGAAAGCTACGACGATGACGGAAAGCAAGTGAATCGTAGAGTTAAAGGTTGCTCCGATACACTGGAACAAGTTTGGAATGTCTTGCTTCGATTTAAGCAAGAAAGGAATTTGCCAGAGCTGACATGATTGGCGGAAGCGTCAATAGGGTTATCAAGTTAGCCGAGGAGATTCGGGAAGAGGCTGACAAGGATGAAGATGTAGGAATTGTCTATGCGGCAAAGCATATCATTCTTAACGCAGGTATTGTTAAAGGTAAGGTCGAGTTGGACATTCCGAAGTCAAAAGAAGTTGTGCAGTCTTATGTCCAGAGCTTGCTGGATGCAGACCAGTTTGAAGCTGCCGCTACTATTCTCTGGGGGCCACAAGTCTATGATTGGCGACCAATGTCGAGTCAAAACACATGGAGATGCTTGTTCGATCACGATAAGTTACTAATCCAAGGTGCTGGCGCAATGGGCAAAACATTCGGTGCAGCGGCATGGTTTTTGTTGGATTGGATGCGTGACCCTCACTACACTTGCATTAAGGTTGTTTCACTTACTGCTGAACACGCTCAACGAAATGTATTTGCGGCTATTAAGAAGTTCTATACTACCGCATTAGTTAGACCAGAATTTGAAGGCAGTGAGACGCTTGTAAAAAGTATTCAAGCCAATAACGATTCAAAGAACGGAATTCATCTTGTGGCAGTTCCCAAAGGCGATAGCGGAACGGGAACTCTCCGTGGTTTCCATCCTAGCCCAAGAAGTGGGAAATCCCACCCGAAATGGGGCAGGATGTCTAGGACTCATGTTGTGCTGGACGAAGCGGAAGAAGTCCCTGCTGGAGTGTGGGAAGGCTTGCAGAACATCTTGTCAGCGGCGGATACAGAAGGCGCAAAAGGACGAATCAAGATATTTGCGGCAAGTAACCCGAAAGATAGGACTAGCGAATTTGGCAAGCGTTGTGAGCCAACATCAGGCTGGGGTTCGATTGACTGCGAGGATGACTTGGAATGGAAGAGTCGTGATGG